AAGTGTCCCAAGTGTGGTGCTAAACCACCAGTTGTTCATAAGAAGTAAGGAGTAATATGTCTAAACAACATTATTTTTATAATGCGATGCGTAAAACGATAGTCCAATTCTTGGATGTGTTTAATGATATCGTGATTGCTAGATACAACCAAGACACCGGCACAGTCATCAAGTATGTGAAGGTGCCTTTAAAGTTCGCCCCAAAGACCAAACAATGGTATTGGACTGAACTTCGTGAATCTGGTGATAGACGTGATCAAGTATTGCCGATGATGGCAGTTAACCTTGACCAAGTTGCTTATGCTCAAGATAGACAGGTCAATCGTAATGCTAGGATTGAGTCATACAATGATGGAACTGATGGTAAGTCATTCTTCAACCCAGTACCATATGATTTCACTTTCTCTCTACAGATCGCCGCAGAGTATATGGTTGATATCACTCAGATAGTTGAACAGATTTTCCCGTTCTTCACCCCAGAAGCATATATAAGGATAACTATACCTGAATTGAATATAGAAGGACTTGCAACGTCTGGTGAGGTTGGTTCAGATAAACTTGAGTTGAGGGTAGTATATAACGATTCTTCAAAAGACGCACCAGTTGAATTGGATGAGTCAGGTGTTAGAATTTTAATGTGGACATTGAACTTCACTGTTCAAGGATATTTATTTTCTCCAATCACTCAAACCAAACCGATTCATAAAGTTATTCAGAATTATTACTTATCTGATGCGGCGTGGGCGGAACGTCAAGCTGATGCAGAGAATGTAATAGGTGAGTTGGGTAGCGCTACTATGCAGGGTAACACATATGCGACAGATATACCACCATCAGGACAGCCGGTGGATGACGAAGCCCGAGCGATGTATGCGTATGAACATTTCATAAACGGTGAGGATACATGAGTGTAAATCTTAACAAAGCAACAGCTAGTAATTTTAATTTAATTTTTCCAAAGATACCAACTGGTGATTCTATAAAAGAGATGAAACAGTTGAGTATGAACATCCATGCAACGGTCATACCCTCGCTAACACTGTCAACGACTGACATTAACTGGCAGGGTGGTATTTACCACAATGATGTAGGGGATTTGACTTTTGATAACTGGTTTGTCAATTTCACAGTAGATTCTAATTTTTCTAACTGGTTGACCTTATATAAATGGATAACTTTTATAAATAATAACAAGGATACTTATGGACGAGCAACAGACGAATATAAAGTTGATGCGACTCTCCAAGTATTAGACAATTTTAGGAACGAGATTCTTGTGATGGACATTCATGGAATGTTCATAAATATGATAGGTGAAATATCCCTTACTTACCGTGAGGGTTCCCAAAACCTAGAGTCAAGTGCTAATTTTACATACGATAGATATGAAATCAGAAACATCTGATAATTAATTAGGAGGATAACAATACTATGGCTTTCTATCTTTCTCCACTTGTAGACGTAAAAGAGATTGACTTGTCTACAACGATTCCGGCGGTTGCGACCAGTATAGGTGCGATTGTCTTGAGAAATACTTACAAAGGACCAGAAAACAAACAAATTTTAGTGACAGATGAATCGGATTTAGTCCGTGCTTTCGGTGAACCTACCGACACATCTTACGAAGATTTAATGTCTGCAACTGGATTTTTGAAGTTCGGAAACAAACTATACTGTACAAGGGTTCTACCAGACGATGCACGTTTTGGTGGCATTAAAGTTGTTGATGGTGCCGGTGTCGATCTAACCGTAACAGCAACACTAGACACATCAACTAATACGGTGGATACACTTACACCTGTTGTCGCTGGCACAGGATACCAAGTTGGTGAGAAATTCACCATAACAACAGACCCTATTGGTTCCGCTATCGGTAAGGTATTGACTGTTGATACTCTTGGTGAAGTGTTAACACTTGGTGTTGAATACGCCGGTGATGCTTATGTTACTGCTCCTACTGCCGCACCAACAGTGAGTACCGTTGTGGAAACAAACATCCGTATTGGTGGTAGTGGTCTTAATCTACTTTTCGGTGATTCTTCATTGGATGGTGTAATAGACACGGGTGAATTGACATTGATAGATGGTGGTCAAGGTTATACAGTAGGTGATGTATATGATGTAGTTGGTTCTACTGCTAACGATGTTACAACATTAAATGGTGAAGGTGCTACGATCACAATCGACTCTGTTAGTGCAGGTGTAGTTCTTACTTATACTGTCACAACAGGTGGCACAGATTATGAGGCAGGAACACTTGACATTGTACCTATTACAAAAGCTGACGCTGATGGTGCTACCTCAGAGGTAGATATGGCAACTGGAACACTTAATGACCTCGTATCTGGTGACCCTGATGATTTTGGTGATGAATATACACCAGAAGGGTCGGATTTGATCTATGTTATCGCTTCGTCAAGAGGTAATTGGGGTGGTGAGGTTCGTGTCGCATTCCTTGATCAAGCTAGTCAGATCGCCCAACTTCAAGGTGGTGCTACTCGTTCAGGACAACCTTCTGGTGAGTTCGCACTAGTTGATAGTCAACTTGGTAAGCCTAATGATTTCTTGGTAATAGTTCAAGTCAAAGACCAAAGAAAGAGCACATGGGTAACAAAAGAAACTTTTAATGTTTCAACAAACGTAAATGCCCTTGATGACACAGGTTCAACGAGATTTGTTGAGAATGTTATCAATCAACGATCAGGATATATCCGTGTAGCAATTAACGCATCCCTTTTAGGTGATGAAAATGATACTGATGTTATCGCAAACCTTGCTACAATGTCAAGTGATACATGGTTCGATTTGAATAATGGTAGCGATGGTACAGGACAACCTTCTGATGCCGCGGTTATTGAAGGGTATCGTCTATACGAAAACCCAGAAGAAATTGATGTTAACCTCATCATTGACTCTAATAAAGGCGACACAGTAAAACGAAATATTATCTCTATGTGTGAAGAACGTCTTGATTGTATGGCAGTCCTTGATTGCCCTAAAGACTTGGTTCTTAACAACAAAGGTAGTGAAGCAACAGAACTCCGTGATTGGAAGAACGGTCAAGGTGCTTACGCTGGATTAGGATTTGCTTCAACCTCATATGCTTCGGTGTATGGAAACTGGATTGAAGTGTATGACAAGTTCAACCAGAAATATCGTTGGTTACCTACTTCTGGATTCGTAACTGGAATCTTTGCCAAAACTGATAATGTTCGTGACCCTTGGTGGGCACCAGCGGGACTTAACCGAGCAATCCTAACAGGTGTTCGTAGACTTGCTTGGAATCCGAAACTAGGTTTCCGTGACATTCTATATAGTAATGGTATCAATCCAATCGTGACATTCCCCGGTGAGGGAAAAGTTATTTGGGGTCAGAAGACAATGCTCGCAAAAGAGTCTGCATTCAACCGCATTAACGTTCGTAGACTGTTCTTGGTTCTAGAGAAAGCGATAGCAACATCATCGAAATACTTCTTGTTTGAACCAAACGACCCTGCTACAAGAAACCTATTGATCAATATGATCGTACCGTTCTTGCGTGATGTTCAGTCACGAAGAGGTATCTTTGATTTCAAGGTTGTTTGTGACACATCTAACAATACGCCAGCCCGTGTTGATAGAAATGAGTTGTGGTGTAACATTTTCATCAAACCTACTCGTACCGCAGAATTCATCGTTCTAAACTTTGTTGCAACAGCAACAGGTGCATCGTTTGAAGAAGCTGCGGCGGCTGTATAATTAAATAATAAGGGGGTACTTCGGTGCCCCTTAGATTAATCAGGAGGATACAACATGGGATTCAAACTTGATGACATGATTGGTAAGTATAAAGATTTCGCAAGGGGTTACTTGTTCTATGCACAGGTATCACCACCGGGTGGTATAGCCCTTCAAAGCGAACATCCATATCTAGTCAAATCAACAACATTACCTAAACAAACTATTGAGGTTGCAGAGGTAGATTGGCAGGGTAATAAATATAAATTTGGTAAGAACACCACATTCGACACACTTACTATAGTATTCAGAAGTGATGTTCAACAAAACCTACGAAGAGAGTTCTTGACATGGATGAAAAAGATACATGACCCTGTATCAAATGAACACGGAACACCATCTTCTTATTTGGGTACGATTGACTTGACTCAACTAGACGGTAAAGGTGAGCCGATAATGAGTTACAAACTCGTTAACGCATTTCCGAGTGACATTGCCGAGGTTACACTTGACTATAGTTCTAAGGAAATTTCAGAATTTGCTGTAACAATTACATATCAGTATCATGTAGTTGACAGTGTTTTCTCAGGACCAGACGCTACAAACGTTAGTATTTAAAAATAAAGGAGCAACTTAATGAGTGAAGTTAAAATTGTGGACATTAAGGGACTGTTGGATACATATGAATTTCCATATACCCTACCGGGTTCTGGTAAGGAACTACTAATCAGACCGATAACAACTGGTCAGATGAAGAAAGTTCTAGCATATGAAGACGAGACAAGTTTCTATGTCGTAGAAGAAGCGTTGGATAGATTGATCACAGGTTGTGTGGTTAATGATGATTTTGATATGGATGATCTATATCTACAGGATAGGTTTTCCTTGATGGTAGAGATTAGAAGGGTCACAAAAGGTGATATTTATGAGTTCAATTATAAGTGTGCTGAATGTGGTTTTGAGAATATTACCCATATCAATTTATCAGAACTAAATGTGAAGCCGTGTAATCCCGAAAACAATGTTATTGAGATTAACGAAAGGCTTAAATTTGAGGTTGATTATCCGACCAGACGTGGACAGAAAGATTCTATAAAAAGAATGAAAGAGAAAAAACTTGGCAAGAGAGAAATGATGGTAGAGGTTCAATCAGGAACTTTTGCTAACTCTATCATAAAAGTTCATACTGATGAAGGTGAGTTGGATGGTGTGTCTTTTGAAGATAAACTCTACATATTAGATAACGTGTCCTCAGATGTTTTTGAAAAGTTCACCCAATGGTTTGTAGATTACGATTTCGGGGTAGATTTTGATAAGGAACTTCAATGTGTATCATGTCATCATGATGATAAAATTGAGATACCGTTATCAAATTTTTTCGTCTAATATTCCTTCTTACGAACGACTGTGACTTGGATTCAATACTCCACGAACAGTATTTTCTGGCAAGAGGAGCGAATATCACAATAGAAGATAGTAATAAGATGCCAGAATTTGAACGAAAGATGATAGTAGGTATGTTGTCTAAAGACTTAGCAGAGGAAGCAGAGGCATACAACGAGAAGAAATAAATTTCTTAGGGAATCACCCTAATGAGGCTCTTTACAGGGGTCTAAGAGCATAAATACTCTTAGACCCTTTTTGTATTTTACGGAGAAAACAATGGCAGAAGACACAAGTAAATTAATAAAAGAACTTATAAAAGCCCAAACTGAATCCGGAAAGAGGGGTGATAAAGCCGCCCAAGTAGCTACTGAGACTGCCGCTGAGATAGGTGAAGACCTTTCTAAATTAATTGCCAAAGAAATGGAGGGAGCAGAACTCGCAAAAGAAGAACGACAGGCACTTCTTGAAGGAATAGCGGGTAATTCTACCAGAATGGCAGAGGGTATATCTAAGAAACTTGGACAAGAAGAGGCGATAACCAGAGAACTTGAACATCAAATGACCACCCTGTTTAGTAAAGACGCTGAAGCCCGTATAGTTATGCAAAAGGGTACCGAATCTGATAAAGCAGTAATGTTGGAAATGATGAAAGCTGAAGCAATGGCAAACATGCACATGACAAAAGATTTTATAGCCAAGAACCATGATTTTATATCAAGTGCGACACAAAACGTCACTGATAAAATGGGTGAAATAGTAGAGAAAAGTGCCAGCATCTTCCATCCACTAGTAGGTAATATTACAAGGGCGATGGATGATTTTAGACACAGTATAGTCGAGTCAGCTCCTATACTTGGAAGGTTTATGTCTGATGCTATGATGGAGCATTATAAGTCAGGTTTTAAAGAAATTAGTGGACATATGCAATCAGGTTTCAAGACCATACTTGCACCTATGGATGCTATTCTTGGACCGTTGACAGCAGTAGGTAAGTCAATGTTCTCTATAGGCAAAACACTGTTTTCAGGTCCAACGAAACATGAGAAAGAAACCGCAAAAACACAGAGAGAAATTCGTGACGCTATCAAAGCTCCACAGAAAGAAGAAAAGAGGGCACGTCGAGCGGCAAATAAACTCAGAAGGGATGCGTGGTTAGGTCAAAAGAAACACTGGTTGATGCAAAAGAAAGAGTGGTTGCTCGCAAAGAAGGATAGATTGATGGAAGCCGCTGGGCGAGCGGTAGATAAAGGTAAAGATGCTATGGCGGCTGTGTGGAAAGGGTTGATGATGATTGGACCGGCATTGATTTCAATGGCAGTTGCAACTTGGGGTGCAGTTGCACCCATGCTCGCATTTGTAGGTTCTTTGATACTGACAGCACTACCATTCATCCTTATTGCTGTTGCAGTAGTAGCACTAGGACTAGCTATCTGGTATTTCTGGGATGAAATAAAATTATTCGGAACGATGGTTGGTGATTTCATCAGCACATTTATCAGTGGTTTATGGGAGAATTTAACAAGTATTTGGAATAATATATTTGATTTCTTTGATTCCCTGTTCAGTGGTGATTTTAATATCGGTGAAAAGATTATGAACATGGTGACATCGATGTTTAATTTTATTAAAAAGGCTTTAATATCACTTGTTCCCGGTAGTTCATTCTTTGGTTGGGGTGATGATGATGAGGATGAAAAGACAACCCCAGATACAAATATGCCCGGTAGTTCATTCTTTGGTTGGGGTGAGGATGAAAAGACAACCCCAGATACAAATATGCCCGGTAGTTCATTCTTTGGTTGGGGTGATGATGAAAAACCAACCCCAGATACAAATATACCTGTAGGTGTAAAACCCGGTAAGAGCGTGTCAAGTTCCCCTTCCACTACTACAGCCGCAACCGCAAAAGCTGAGAGGGTTAAGGAACAGATCGCTGTTCAGAAAGAGACACAAAAAGAGTTAGAAAAGACTAATGGTAGTATAACAGAGAACAATCAGCAACAGAAAAGTATTATGACTAATATACAACAAAATAATACAGAAAAGCCTGCTGATATACCAACAGAAAATTCCGACCTTGGTATAATGTTTAGTAACGCTACACATGGAGCATAAGGAGTAATAAATGTCATTTACAGATATATTATCAGGAACATTAGGTGGTGCAGTTGGTGCGCCGGAATTAAAAGTTGATCATTTTCCAAGTCACTATCCACAAGAGTTTATGACATCCCCTGATACGTTATGGTTGAAGGTGACTCCCAAAACATTCAGACCTAATATAAACGTACAAGCCGGTGCGAATCAAGGGACGAAGTCACAGACATCTTTGTATTTTCTGGTTGCCAAGGAATTCACGTTTGGTGTTGATCATACATGGGAAGACCTGACTTCAATAGCAGGAGCGCTTAGAGGTGTGATTGCCGGTGTTAAAGATGCTATCAGTCAAGGTGCGGCTGTGTTTCAAAGTGGTCAATATCTAGCAGGAAATACTACTAAAAATGATAATCCATATATTTACAAATCAAGTAGTAAGAGAAAACTGACAATGGAGTTTAATTTCGCTACATTCCGTGACCCCGAAGGTGAAGTATGGAATCCTATACAGAGTTTGATTATATGGTCATGTGCTGACAAAGATGCTAAAGCGGCACTTTCTACAACAGTTAATATGCCATATGTATTTAAGGTTCAAACTGTGACAGGTGATGGTAGGGAAGTGGGTTTGGTTAATATAGAAAACGCTTCATTAGAGGCAGTAATGCCGTCATACAAAGAACCATATAAAAACGGGTATCCAATGTCAGCAACCTGTTCACTTACTTTTGTTGATATCAATCCTACATATAGAAGTCTTATAAGTGCTAATGGAAAATCAAGAATATCAACGGGGTTGGATAAACCGGCACAACCACGGGACGTTGCGAAGGCGAAAGTAATCCCAACAGGAAATGTTGGTGACGCTGCTGATATTAGAGGTGATAATGTTCAAGGGTAAGGAGATATAAATGGCAATAACAAAAGTAGAAGGGGTCTTTAGAAATCTACCAATAACATCATTATTGAATGCTTTTGCTGTTATGGAGGACGAGGAAAAGACACAATTTTTGAATATATTCAGATCATATGTTATATCTGATGCGGTCAAAACGAATAGTTTTGTTTTTAAGTATTACCAAGTACAAGACGGTGAATTCTTGGATGATATTTCTTCAAAGTTTTATGGAGCGCCGAATCTTTGGTGGCTTATAGCAGAGTTTAATGAAATACAAAACCCCTTTGAAGCATTAGAAGAGGGAGCGTCGATTAAAATTATATCTGGTGGTACACTCTACACCATTTTTGATGATATCCAGTTGATAGGGGATCTTTAATGTCAGGAACAGGTCATGCAGTATTAGGTGTAGAACTTATTACAACTGGTGCAAATTCCAATTCATGGGCGATAGATTTCAACTCTATTGAATATCTTTATCTTATAGAGGACTTGTATTCTTTTTGTATGACAGGAAGAATCAAGTTTATTGATCGTATAGGTATATCTGAATTCGGTCCTTTAAACGGTTCAGAGAAAATGAAGATAAGGTTTGGTAACGATGGTGGTGAGGGTAATTATAATAACATCACAATGAATATCCAGAAGATCGAAAAGATCGATAGGGTTAATGAAACCAGACCTGCCAGTAACGATATGATTGAATTGGTATTAGTCGATGAATTTTATCAACAATGGCACTCACATTTTTGGAGTAAGTCATGGGTTGATACAAAGATAAGTGATATCATTAAGGATATAGCAACCAATCATGTAGGTATAACAGAATTCGACAACTTTGAACCTACGAGAGAGGTGTTGCCGTATTTTGATACACATAACAGAACACCTGCTGAATGTATCAGTTGGCTTATGAATCGTGCGAGTGGCAGAGAATCCAAACAACCGGGTTATCTGTGTTATCACGGTAACAATAACGAGAAAGACACTTTTGGATACAATCTCATAACATTAGAACAGTTGATGCAGAATAAAGAATGGATGCCCCCGTATGATCAGAATGATAAAGCGGCGTATATGTTTGAGAATGATAGTCAATATTATATCAACAAAATAAAAAATCATAAAGTTTTAAATATAGATTTGAATGCCATAAAATCGTTATCAGGTGGTACGTTGATGGGGTGGGATATCAAACGCAAGAAGTTGATCAAACAGGTTTATACCTATGAGGATGCTGTGGATAAATTCACTATCTTAGGTAGAAATACTCTATTCCCTACTGAGTTACAGATAAGTAAAACGACAGTAAAGGTAGATGGGTATAGTAACGAGGGTATAATGGATAATCTTTGGTTTGGTAATTGGTATAAGGAGTATTGTAATCAACAGTTGGTTCATATCACTGTTGACGGTCATACGAAGAGACAAGTGGGTGGTATGATCAGGGTTATTTGGCCCTCACATCAAGAAGGCGAATCCAACACAGTATCATATAAT